CCACGATCCCAAACCGAATAACCTAATCTGCGACTCCATGTTTCAATGTCTGCCCGGCTCCAAAGCTTATTCATGTCCTGTAGCCTTGCGCAAAACTCTCTGCGAGTTGGTTTGTCAGAAGCACCAAAACCTGACCGCCACTCATAGGAATACATTATTCTGAAACCTAACGTTTCTGGCTTCAGTTCGCTTTGCTTTGATAAAGGCTCTGAAAGTTTGCGTTCTATTATTTCATCCTGACCGACTTTTGTAACCTTTGCAGATATTAGCCCTTCACTTTCAAGTCTTTTAAGAATCTCTTTCACGCTATCCACTTCAAGGTCTAATGTTTCAGCAATAACTTCAGGTGTAATTCTTTTATCCTTTCTAATTAGATCCAAAACGTTTGTCTCGATTTGCGTAACATCCGCAAAGCTTTCATGTTTTGCAAAGTTGAAACGTGAACTTTTAACTATCAAAAAATCATGCTTTGAAACCCCACATTCCGACAAAGCATTTAACCAAAGTTCATCCTTTTCATGTGAGTTAAACTCCATCGGTTCATTATCAATCGCAAGCATTGTATTAACCTCTTCATCATTCAACCCTAGACTGCTTTTCAATAATAGCTTTGCCTGTTCTTGACTGATCTCTCCTTTCTCAAATTTGCGGATAATACGTGTTAAGCTTTGCCATTGTCGTCCGCTTAAATTCTTTAAATTCTCATTAACAGGTGCGGATGTGGAAGGCACATTTTCAGAAATAGCCACCTCAGGATATTGATTCGGATCTATCCCGATCTTTTCAAGTAACCACTTTTTCGGAGCGATCTGTAATAAGGTAGCCTCACTAAATTCAAACCCTATAGGCTCGACAGGAACGATCTTTGCGTCAACACCTGTGATCTCTTTAAATAGCAATTCTAAGGCCTGCTGTTTGTCGTTTGCATATGTGGACTTAAATATTTCATAAGCCTCTCTGATCTCACTACGCCCGCCCAATTGCCCTTCTACACGTACACCAAACAGCATCGGACTAACAACCTGATGCCCGGAAAACAGTTCTTGTTGAATACTCTTTGCAAGTATGTCAAAATGTTTGTCAAGATCGGTGCTGCTCAAATCGTCCATTTGAGGGCGCTTATTCGGGTCTTTTCCGAAATTCAGTACAATATTTCCCGCGTTTTCACTACCTGTAAACTTATTCTTAAATCCTTTCTCTATTTCACGTTTCTCTTCTTCAGTAGGTATGCCCTCAAAAAAGCTGATCATCTTTGAAGCAAACATACCATTTGTGATTGTTGACAAATGGTATTTGCTTATTTCTATATCTGTCTGAATGGCATTCAAAGCACCCATGTAGCCAGGGTATGAATAAGTCTCAACACCGGGCCTGTATTCTTTGTAGTAAAGTATTTGCGTTTGATTCTTAAGCATTGAAACATCTTCATTCGGATTATACGCTGCAAATACCTTAGGTTCATCATTCTTTTTGTAGCTCTCCCAATCCTTAACAAAAAATTGAGTATTATCTTTACTAGATCTTACTTTGTGATAAGGGATGTGGTAATAAGCACCTATCTTCCCAAGTTCATTATATTGCACCTCAATATAACACCCACCAAAAACCTCAATATCTAAACTAAGTTTTTTTAATAATTCATTTGAATTCTCATAAGCATTCGCCTGTGTAACATTGTCAAATCCTTTTCCAACAATGTAATTTACTTTGCCCAAAACAATACCGTTATGTTTGCTGCTTTTGTTAAACATGTTCAAAAGCATATTTGGGAACTTATTATCTTCTCCAAATAGTACCCATCCCTTATTGGGCAGCTCCTTCATTATAGGAACCTTCACATCGGCAAACTTTATAAAGCTGATTCTACTCTGCATCGTATATTTTGTAAGTTGTTGGATTATCGTATTTCGTTGTCGCTACATCTTGACCATCTGACAAAAACATTAAACCAGTCTCCACAATAGCACCTGCATTTGCTTCATTCGTATTTGAGGAGCTGGCCTGTTCATAAGCTGTATATTTAAACCATCCCTCTTCTTTACTTGCAAAGTAGGTATTCACTACAAATGTAAACTGATTATAGCGATCTTTGAAAAGGCTCTGATCGGCACTATTCACCAAAACGAATTTCACCTTTTCGTTTGTGGATCGCGATTCAAAAACAAAAAGAAAGTTAGCATCCGTTATGGTTTGCTTCTCCGATAAAGTTACGTAAATCGTAGCAGTAGTTCCTTTTGTTAATTTGATCATCTTTGTATAAATACGTAGAAACAAAAAACGCCCGCCTATTTGCAGGCAGGCGCTTTGCTTATCTTACATCACTTATTAACCAGCGGTTTCGAGGGCAGCTGCAACAGAGCTGTTCACTTCATAAAGAAAATCAGGCTCTTTACCCATAAAGTTTAAAGTATATCCTGAACGATCTCCAAATGCTGTTCCGCTTCCGCTTTCAGATGCACCCATATCCAAACCTCTTTCCTTTCCGAGCATCCAATATTTATTGTTGTTATCCTTTACAACAGCGATCAAAATATTCTGAGCCAACAATTTAAGTTCAGTATTGATAGCAGCTGAAAGTTTATTTACAACAATAGTCAGGTTTTGCTCAAAGAACAAAGTTCCGTTTTCAGTTGAAACCTGTGGATTGTGTGTAAAGTTTCCTGTTTCTTTCGGAAGTTCATATTTCCAAAAACGCTTTCCGCTTGCTTTTGTCAATCCGGTAACTACACCAGAAGCGGTTGCAATACTTGAGACATTTCTTTCTTCAATAAAGAAAACTTCGGTAATGCCTCCCGCAGAGTCTTTGCAGTCTAGGCTGTATCCGGTGGTGAGGGCACAACTCATGAATATGAAATTAAAATTTTATAAATGAAGGGAGGAGTTTTTCCCCTCCCTTAGTGATTAATTAATTACGCTTCGAACTTGACAATTTCATCAGGGAAAGCAAACTGAATTCCCATTTTGAAAGATGCGCTGAACTTAACGTTTCTGTCATCCTGAGAATACCACATTTCAAAGTTGTCCTCTTCACCCTGAAGATCAACACCCATGAAAATATTTGACATTCTGAAAGCATAGATGTCGTTAGTATCATTCAAACCATGTACAGGAACTACGCTGTAGGTAGTGCCAGGAACTTTGAATTCAGATGCAGGAGGAGTGTTTTCACTTCCTGGATTGTAGTGATACAAATTAGCATCAACGTAAGCTTGAATCAAAAGATCGTAAACATCCCAACCGCAGAAAATACGTACATCAGATTTTCCTTTTACTTTCGCAGGGAGAGCTTTGATAACTGCGAGAACAGCATTCTTAGCTTTTGTAGTGGTATCAATCAAAGTGATCGGAGCGCCTGTTCCGTAGAATCCTGTAACGTTAGCATTTACAACTGATCCACCTGCATCAGATACAAGTTGTTTAATACCTTTGAACTTATTTAAAAGTCCGTTAGAACCACCGAATCCGCTACCTGTTGCAGTCCAAATCGCAACCTCCAAAGCTTCAGCGATCTTACCAGCTTTGCGAGCTGTGTACTCTTGAGCGAAGATCATGCTGTCATAGTTAGAACCGGCAGGAAGAGCTTTCTGTAAGTAGTAAGCTTCCAGATCTTTCGGGCAAAGGATCTCCTGAGTTTTCACCTTACCTACTGTTAAAGTACGTTGAGTGAATTCAGTTGTTCCTGATGCAGAGAAGCCGCAAGAGCTATCATCTTGAAAGAAAACATCCGTATCCATACGGTTAACGGTTTGACTAGATTTTACACCTGTCATAACGTTACCTTCTGAAAGGATCAGCTGTTGAGTACGAGCCTCAAACAGCGAAGCAGTAACGAGCTGTTGCTCATTTTGTTCTGTGTAAGCCGTAAGGCCTGTAACTAAAAAAGCCATTTGATTTTATTTTTTAAATTGTGAAACGAATTGTGAATAAGAACGGATTTTATCTTCCTTTGTAGAAGCAGAATGCTTTTTAAATGTGTTAGGAACTTCAGCAGGAGCCTGTGAAGGAACGTTAACCAATGTTTCAACTAAGTTGATCAGACCTTGCATTGCTTCGCCTTGCTTACCGAATGCAGCTTTCAGACTTTCGTAGTCAGATTGTAAAGCAGAAAAAGAAGCATCATAAGCTGAAAACCTACCTTCCATTTCAGCTATCTTCTTTTTCATTTCCTCTTCTTCTTTCTCCTCAACTTCTTTCGGCATGATTTCAGCAATTACACCGCCTTCAGCCAAAACAACTTTGCTTCCATCAGCAAGCGTATGCTCACCAACAGGAGCGGGAGATCCGTCCTCTAGTGTTACAACACCGCCAACCTCTAATTTGTCGATCAATACTTTTGTTCCGTCCTCTAAAGAATAAGACGGAGCTGGCATTGTTTCTTCTTGAAAAACAAGTTTTTTAACTTCTTGCAATAATTCAATCGGATTCTTCATACCCCTAAATACTAAGGATGTAAAAAATCGGACATTTTACAATGAAAATAAAGACAGGAAAGCGTTTCGTCTCTTTTCGTTTATTTCAAAAAAATTGTAATGCTTTGAGCAATATTCATGCAGTTGTATCCCCTGTTCATTACGCAAATATTCATCGGTTACAAGCCGTTTAATATGTCGCAGCCATTCTTTTCGATCCTTTGCGTAATTGACCAGATCGGACGGAAAGCCTATATATGGGTGAACGTTTGAGCAAATGACCGGGAGCGCTTTGCCTGCCGCCTCCAATATCTTAATATTTGACTTGTAAGCGTTAAAGTTATTTTTGACCAAAGGTATCAGCATAATGTCAGCATGCCGAAACATATTGTAATACTTAGAAACCTCAATCCCTCTGATTATTGTATGTGGTAACTTTTTATCATTGGTAAAATAGGATGCCATTCGCCCCCAATAATACAACTCCGTTTCGTTTGAATCGGAAAACCCACCCATGACCATTTGAATATCCGTTACATGCCGGTCTAATTCGTACATAACACCCTGTAATATTTTAAGATCAGGCTCATGTGTTATGCCGCCTGCCCAAAATAACTTCACCCTATCCGTTTTCACCCTTTCACCGTCGAATTGATCATGCCCATACGGAATGGCATTCGGAGTTATTACAATATTTTTATTGTGCGGATATATTGCATCTGCCAACCTTTCATGAGTGCATGTGACTAAATCAGCTTCTCTCATGTGATTGATTAACCTCGAAGCGTAATTTGTGGCATTATACCCGACATACATCAAATGATCATGATTAAGATGCCAGTAATCATCGACGTCAACAACTAACTTAAAGCCATGTTGTTTGCGCCTTTCAATCAAATCTTCATTATCCCAAGTCCTATTGATGAAAACAATGTCATACTTCTTTTCTTGCCATTGCTCTTCTGACATGTTATCAGTTATCCTTCCGTACTGCTTTTCCATAAAAGATACAGGAAGCATCAATCTGTGATAACCGCAGCCGCTGAATTTTTGTGTTAGTGTTAAGATTTTCATATTGATATATACGCAAAAATAAAGGCCGCCTGTAGAAACAAGCAGCCGTAACCTTAACCTAAAACACAACTATAAATCTTTAAGCATTTCGCGAAGCTTATAAATTATTTCATCAGCACTTTTGCGCATCTTTATTTCAGTCATATCGAACATACCTTCAACGCTAAACCCTCTGAAAGTGCCATCCTTTACTTTCGCCCACGTTTCGTCATTCATGATCTTTGCACCTAGAAACCACGTTCCATCTGGCAGGTCTTCAAACTGCTTCATTTTCGGGATGCCTTTCGATTCATCAGCTATCCAACTTTGAAAGAAGGTAACACCTTCAATCGGTTTCATGTGCATCTCATTTGCGCTTTGTTGAAAGCCTTTCGAATAAAATTTAAGTGCGATTGTTTCAATAGTCTTTTTGTCAAAGAAAACATAGTATTCGCCTGTTTCGTCTCTTCTGTAAATAGGCATATCAGGAATCATTGCAGGACCGACTACTATACGCTCTTCGCTATTGACAACAGAAAAGGATTGCATCTTTTGTCTATCTATCTGCTCAAGTTTCCTTTGCGCCCACTCAATACCAGCATCACCACCCCACGCAAGCCACATAAGCCGACCACATCCGTCACCTAATTCTTTTTGTGAGTTTTGCCTATGTCTCTCAAAGGCTGCCATTCGTGCTATAGTATCTCGCGTTATGGCCTCGCCTTTTGCAAGCTGATTCGCCCTTGCTTTGCCTACAGGTGTGCCACATTCACCCCATCCGTTTTCATCTGCCCACCTTAAAGCAACCTTTGCGTTCTCGCTTGCTTCCTTAGGATAGTCGCTGTAGCTTTCCTGAAATTTCTGAT